TGATCAAACAGTTCAGTCTGGCTTTCGTGGTGATTAACAAGTTCTGCTTCTAATTGCTTAATGTCGGATGTATCGATCTCTTCAACTTCTTGCTGTGCGCCATCAAGTTCTTTCTTAATAGACTTGCATGTATTCATGCCAATCTTGACGTTTGCTCTATGCTCACTGACAGAGATATTCTTTTCGGATATAGTATCTTCTACAAGATCAATAGCACATAGACGCTCATCGACCACTACACTCTTATGTCCAATCTCTTCTTTTGCTGTTTCGATTTCTGTTGCTTTTGATCGTGAGGATTCGATTGTTTCTTCTTTAAATTCGTGTTCGATCCCTTGTTTACAGGTTGGACAGTTGTCATGCTTTTGGTAGAATTCAACGTCTTTACGTAACTTGTTAAGCCTGGTTGTAAGATCATGGTTTACCTCTTGAAACTCTGCTAACTTCTTTTTCTGTTCGGCTTTGTCGCCAATACTGTTATTTAGTTCTTCGATAGCATCAAGTAAGACTTCCATCTTTGCTTGCTCTTCTTCAACAAACACAACTTGGTCTTTCAACTTATCTTTTAGCTTACCTACTTCGGTCTCTTTGATCTTTCTGATAGACTCGTTATGCGTCTTAGCACTGTCAATCTTATTGTCAAGTAGATCAATCTGATACTTGATATCAGTGATTTCACTCTTATTGTCAGACAGTCTTTCCTTCAACAAAGTATTCATTGTAGTGAAGATTTGAATGTCTAGAAGGTCTTCAATGATGTCTCTTCGCTCACCAGTTTTCAACTGCATGAATGGTACAAACGTAGAACTACCTAATACAACTACTTGACCAAAAGACTTATAGTTAAGCTTTAGAATAGTTTCTTCTAGATATGTCTGGTAGTCACGGGCAGCCGCATCTTGGTTTAGCAGTTCGCCATTCTTCCACACTTCGAATATGCCTGGCTTAATGCCACGCTTAATCATATAAGCATTGCCGCTTATACTGAAGTATGCTTCTACTAGCAGTTCTTTATTGTTAACACTGTTTAGTAGCTGGTACTTATTGATCTTTCTAAAGGGTTTACCATATAANGCAAAAGTCAGAGCATCAAGCATGGTCGACTTACCAGCTCCATTATCTCCAACGATAAGCGTAGACTTGCTTCGGTTTAAAAAAACTTCTGTGAAAGTATTACCAGTACTTAAAATGTTCTTATAACGAACCTTTTCAAATAGTATCATAAATTAATAGCCTCATTATGTAACTCTTGCAGAACTTTTTCAATCTTAGNTTTGTCTGTACTAATCTCTAAGTTCTGGACGTATTGCTTCAATATAGTCAACGTATCTTGTGCTTCATCGACCAGTTCACTCTCATCGATCACATCTAAGTTCATATGATCTTCGACAACCTTAATATCACAAGGTGAGGCTGCCTGTAGTCTATCTAAGAACAAATCAAAGATATATGGGTTAGTCTTGTTTCTGACAATAACTTTAATGAAAGTATCTTTCAATTGAGTAGTGTCTAAGTGTGCAATGTCTTCGATAGTCATATCAGCATCATCATACATGATCTTATGGAATAGACTAAACGGATTACGAATGTATTCCATCTTACGAGAGTCAGTATCGAATACACTGAAACCACGCTTCTGATCATGATCGGACCAAGTCATTTCATACTGGGCACCTAGATAGGATATGTTACCAATAGAAGACGGCTGATGAAAGTGACCAGAATATACTGAATCAAACTTAGCAAACGTACTACGGTCCATACCATCAGCACATAGATGTCCTTTGTCCATCTCGTAACCAGTGATCTCAAAGTGACCCATGAGTATCTGCGCTTTCGTATCAGCCATTGCTTTCATGGACTCTGACCAGTTATCAGAACACAGCCAAGGAGCAAGCATAATCTTACACCCATCCATATCTAACTCAACTGGCTTTTCCCAATACAGATGTAAATTTTTATGGCTTGTATTGCCATATAACTGTCTGAGACTGTTTACATCATTAGTGTTCTTAAAGTAAGTATCATGGTTGCCAGCGATCATATACATTTCGATGCCTTCATCGGCACACACTTTCATGAAATGATCTTCAAGGTTCTTGGCAGTAACGAAATTGATATACTTACGCCGATCTGTAACATCGCCTAAGTGAAAGATAGTTTTGATATTATTTTCACGTAGATGTGGGAAGAAAACTTCCCGATAGAACTTTATCTGATGTTCAGCAATTGCGGCATTATCATTTCTCGCACCCCAATGTGTATCATTTAGGATAGCAATCTTCATTCTTTAGCCTCTTTTTTATCCTCATCCATAAATTTCTCTAGACCCTTCTTGGCTTTCGTTTGTGCCTTCTTCTTATCGTCCATCTTCTTTTCATAGCCACGAACAAAGTCAGTCATGTAGTCATTGTTTAGATCAATATAGCCTGGTTCACCATTGCGATCAACACTACCTTCTGCATGATCTACAGCAGTACCAGTCATAACAGAATTCTCTGTGACCTTGTGTTTGATGTACAGTTGCTTCTTCTCTTTGTCAATTCTTCGCAAGAACGCATACCAAATAATCTGTGTAAAATAAGCAAACGGATTATGGGACTTGTTCGGATCAAAGTTACCTAGTGCTTGTATCGCATTCTCCAAACCATCACTGATCATCTCATCTTTATACGAGTATCCTGAGAAGTTAGGCTTAGATGCAAGCCTAGTAGATATCTGATAGATACAATGTCCGATGTAGTTGGGTATCTGCGGTCTTTTGTCACCAGAATCCTCTGCTTCACTGCATAGCTTTTTATATGCTATGATAGCTTCCAGAAACTCTGGATTGTTAACGTAATTTCTCTTTGCCATGCATTTCACTCCTTATTGTGTACAAGTATAACCTATTGCAGTGCTTTTGTCAAGCACAAAATAATGTAATAATAATCTAAAAAAGACTTGACATCCCTGAGGAATAGTGTATAATTGAGTTATACGAATTTAAGAACATTAATGCTTTATAGAGTCTTTTGACTCCATGTATGCTACAAGCACATCTTCAATCTCTTCGTACTCTTCTTGTCTCTCTTCTTCTCTGGCTCTTAGACTCTTTAGTTCTGTGAGTCGTTCAGCAAATGAATCGTAGTATTCGATTGCTTTAACATTTGCTTCTCCCCAAAAGACTATATCTCCGAGTGACAGGTCCACGCTGTTGGCTTCTGATAAGAGCATCCAACTCTTAGCAAAGAATCCGTGAACTGGGTGTATTTTGACTTGTATTGGATTTTCAACAGTAACTTCATTATCATCACGCTTAACGAGATTACCTATTAAATCATCACCTGTTTTCATCTTGATATGAATAAGCATCTAATCTCCCTTTATGTTAACATTATATATACGAAATTCAAAACCTTCTTCGTTGTAGACTTTCACTCTTTCCATAAAATGTTTAGTTGCAAAGTTCTTACTACTCTTCCACTGTAGATCATCGACTATATCATATAGAGTGGCTTTAGTGTTATCTTTACTTTTACGTAATACACGACCTATTGATTGTAAGTTTCGTATCTTCGATTTACTAGGGCTTGCAAAGACGATATTATCCAAACGCTTAATATTAACACCAGTGCTGAAAGTACCATAACTAGCGAGAATAATATTATTATTGCTTGACTCAACCAAGTGCCTAACTGCTTCACGCTCGTCAGCACCAACACCTCCGTAGATAAAGTGTACGGTTTTGTTACCTCCCTCAAGCATCGGATGTAGTATCTTGCCGTGCTTTTCAACGAACTGAAAAAGGATAAGCGTGTTTCCTTCGAGGCTATGTGCGAGGTTTCTGATGTATTTGTTTCTTGCTTCATTGCCAACTATCCAGTCAATTTCTTCTTGATAACTCTTATTCTTATTTAGCTTCCTAATTTCATCAGGATATTGAAGAACGATTGCAGTGATGCCAAAGTCTGCGAGTGTGTTATCTTCGATGAGTTTCTTAGTCTTTGTGACTTCGTAGACTGATCCAAAAAGACCTTCTAATACAAGTTTATGTGTCTGAGTACCATCTAATGTACCAGTAAACCCATATCTATATTGACACTCAGGCATTTTTTCTAGTACTTTAGTCAGCGACTTAGCCTTAAACAAGTGTGCCTCATCTCCTACTACAACGTCAAACTTAGCGAACCAATCCTTTCGTAACTTGTACACAGATTGCCAAGTTGTGATGGTTATGTCTGCGTCAACATTCTTATCGATGCCACCACGAATTTTATGTATTGACAACTCGTTACCATTGTTGTATTCAACAAAGTCTGAAGCCATTTGCTCGACTAGTGAAGTAGTTGGTACAACAATCAAAACCTTTCTGTCATGTGCATCTACGTGAAAACGAGTNAGTAGATATATGATGAAAGATTTNCCAGATGCGGTTGGTGATAAAAGCATTGCTCTTTCACTGCGTAATGCATGAACAACTGCTTCATTCTGATAGTCACGTGGCACGAATGGTGAATTGAATTCTTTCGCAAGTTGCATACCAGCATCATCATTCACTACATTGTTAGGCACTAAGCCTTTATCAATCGTTACGTGATACTCTCTTGTGTTACAGAACTTGAGTATGTACGGGATTAGTCCAGCATAGATCATGCCAGTCATTGTGTTCAATAGACGTATCTTACCGTCCCAAACTTTGTTTCGAACAGCAGGCATGAACTTAGCACCAGGCACTTCGAATGTGAAGTACTCGCTCATTTCCATCTTGATCCCTGGGTCAGCGTTTACTCTTATGTAAACGTCATCGACCTTTTCAATACTCACATTATCCATTAAGCACCTGTTCTAAACCGCTCCCAGTCTATAATTGATTTGATTTGAAATCCACGATTGTTTATCTGTTTGATAATAGACTCAAGATACTCTACCTTTTGTTCCTGCGCTCCTATCTTCAACGATGACTCGATGATGTCATCATCTGAATCTATGTAAGAAGGAATATCTTGTCGTAGAATTTTGAGTGGTTGTGGTTCCCACCCATACTGCTTCAGTTCACTAATATCTAGTTCGCCTCTGTAGTACTCAGTCTTTAGTCTGTGTAGCTTTTTGTAGTCAGCCTTCATCTTCTTCAGGAGATAGCCTTCTCCCATATAGAATTTGAAGTACTTGTTGTGAAGCTTTGGTATCTCAGAGGACTCTCTAGAGATGTTGATGGTGTCTACTGGACCATCTTTTTCCCATTCTTTAATAATATCATCTATCTTCATTCATATCTCCATAATTAAGTACGTGTATAACTATACTAGTCTACACGAAGTTCATCAAAAAGTCAACCTTAAACGTCTATTGTATAGCTACTATATTTAAATGTAACGTCAAACGTAGGTGGTACAACATCTGAATCTGAAGTATTTAGCTGTATTGGACCAACGGTAATTGGAAAACAATCTGTGAACGATAACTTGATATTCGCATTTTTGTTACTGTTCATTATTAGTAGTGAAGCATCTGACATAGCACCGCCACCATCTGTATTAGTTCTATTTGAATCTCCTACTTGAGGAGCACCAAGTCCACTATATCCTGTAAAGCCTTCTGATCTAGTTACAGCAGTAAGCCAGTTCCAGCACTCACGAAAAGATGTCAAGTTCTCATCTGCAACTACTGTGATATTCAGGTCATCAAAGATTAGTTTATCGCCTGGTGTGTATATGTTCTTAAACGGAGTCGATCTTTCAGCATAGCCAGAACCAATGCCAGGCAAGTTGATTTGCTGAACGTAAAACTCTGTATTAGGCAGCCTCGCAAAGACTAGCTTAAACTCTACTGGCGATAAGAAATTTGATGTTGACATGATATCCTCTATCAAAGTTGTATAGTACTATTTATATAGCGTATGGTATCTGTGCCATACTGTTATATTTATACAGACAAAAAAAAGAGGCTCCGAAGAGCCTCTTAAAGTCAGTTGGGTTATTTCTAATCTTCCCGATCAGAGTCCCAATCTTATTTTTATAGCAAGTTAGAAACTGCTGTACG